CGGCGTCAGCGCCCAGAACTCGCGCGGCAACAGGCCAAGCTGCCCGATCCCCGCGCGCATCAGCCCCGGCCAATCCAGCAACGGCACGGCGGGGTCCTCAGGCGACACCGCACGCCCCGTCATCCCGCCCCCGGCCCGGCAAAGGCGCGCGCCAGCAGCAACGCCGCCACCCGCGCCGCCTCAATGGGTCCGCCGCGAATATCGGCATGGCGCAGATCATCCGCCTCGCCTTGCCAACCGCCCCCACGCAACCCCGCTACAATCAGCGCCAGCACATCGCGGGTCGAAAACCGCCCCGCCTCGAACCGCTCGATCAGCGCGATCAGGCTGTCGGCTTCAAGCGCCGCCTCCAACTCCGCCAACGCCCCGAGGGTCAGCCGCAACACATGCCGCTTGCCATCGAGCCACAGCGCCACCTCCCCCGCATGCGGGTTCGCCATCACAGTGCCACGAACGACAACGCACCCGCCGAGGCGAGCGACAGTTGATACCCCGCCTCGCCATTATGGCTGCCCGAATATTCGAGCGAGGATATCTGGAACGGCCCCTCGATCGTGCCGAAATCGGGCACGATCACCTGCAACATCGGCACCTCGCCATCGAAAAACGCCTGCCGCGCGCGCTCATCCGTGCCGGCATCGCGAAACACCCCCGACCCCGAGATCGCGGCCGATTTCACCCCCGCGCCCGCCAGCAACTCGCGCCAGCCGCCCGCACTCTCAAGGCTCGTCACATCCACCGTTTCGGCGTTAAAACTGATCCGCGTGGCGCGCAGCCCCGCGATGGTGGTGAACTGGCCGTCCCCGGTCATGTCCATCTTGATCAGCAAGTCCTTGCCGTTCTGCGCACCCATGGGCACCCCTCCTTATGATTGCTGAAACCGCCCGTCACAGGGCGTCGTCTTCGACCCGCGCGCGGAATGTCAGGTCAATGCGCCGCACTTCCCCGGCCCCCGGCGCGGCAGGCCGCTCGCGCTTGGCCACCGCACGCTGAAACCACAACCCCACCAGCCGCCCGCGTGCCAGCGGGGGCAAGGGAGCGGCCAGCGCATCCCCCACCGCCACCGCCACCGCCTTGGCATTGGCGAACCCGGCCGCCGTGCTGATCACGCTGATCGTCAGCCGATGCTCCGCCCCCGCCCCGCTCGCGTCGGAGGCATCGCGCACCTCTTCCGGGCCGATCAGCACGAATGTCCCCGGCGGCGTGCCCGGCGGGATCGCATCATGCACCGCGCCGCCGACCTGCGCTGCCAGCGCCACATCCCCCGTCAGTCGCGCGAAAATCGCGCCCTGCAAAGCCGCTGCCATGCCATAACTCATCCCGGCACCTCCTCGCGGGTATAGCAAACCATCCAGGCCCCTCGCGCATCAGCCTCGGCGACGGCGAGAATCGGAAACACCCGCGCGCCATCGCGAAACCGCATGTCGGGCGCAGGCCGCGCCGGATGCCCCACCGGCAGCGCACGCATGTAAAGCCGCCAGTCAACGGCGCCCAAAGGCACGCCCTCGGCCCCTTGCCGCGCGCGCCCCACGCCCAGCCGAAACTCGGCCCAATGGGTGCAAACCACCGCCCAGCCGGTGGCAAAGCCACCCGCTCCGTCCGGCGTCAGCACCGCGCGCTCCAACAAAAGCGGGCGGGTCGGCACAGGCGCACGCATCACACGACCCCGCCAAGGCCACGCATACCGCGCCACCGCGCCACAAGTGCGGCCACCCCGAACGGGACCAATCCGTCCGGCCCCGCCGCATGGCTCGCCCCGGCGTGACGCTCCTCCCAATATTGCGCGGCCAGCATCAACACCGCTTGCTGCAAATCGGCGGGCAGATCGGCCCAGTCCGGGCCAAACCCGGCCTCGAACACCACCTCTGCACGCCCCCCCGTCGGGATCGTTGGCAACAAATACCTCGCCGCCACCAGCCGCGGATAATGCAGATCCTGCTCTAGCCGCCAGCGCCCGGCCTGCACCGCCACCATCACCCCCGCCGCATCGCGCAACCCAAAGGCCGTCACCGCGATCACCGGGGCCAGCGGCAACACCTGCGCGCAACCCTCGCCGCGCCACCCGTTCAGCCGCAATTCGAACGCGCGCGAAATCAGCGCCTTGCCGGTCCGCGCCTCTATCGCGGCGAGCGCCGCGCGCAACGCGCGCTCCAACCCCGCCGCCTCGGCCACATCATGCGGGCCGGGGGCCGCCCCTTCGGGCAAGCGCAAATGCGCCCGAAACGCCGCCTGCGGCAGCGCCGATCCCGGCACCGCACCCAGTTCCTTCAACATCATCGCTCCGCCCCCCGCATCCGCATATCCCGCCCGCCCCCAACACCGGGGGCGGGCACATGACACCCCGCAGGCGTCAGCTGGCCGCAAAACGCAGCAGCTTGATCGCCTTGAAGTCGCTGACATCGCCGCCAACCCGGCGCGTGGCGTAAAAGAGCACATGCGGCTTGGCGCTGAACGGATCGCGCAACACCCGCAGGTCCGGGCGCTCCGCCACGGTATATCCTGCGCGGAAATCCCCGAACGCCAGCGCAAAGGCATTGGGCGCAATGTCGGGCATGTCCTCGGCAATCAGCACCGGATACCCCATCAACCGCGCGGGCTCGGCCGAGGCCAACCCGTCCGACCACAAGAACCGCCCGTCGGCATCCTTCATCTTGCGCACCGCCCCCGCAGTCTTCGAATTCATCACGAAGACCGCGTTCGCGCGGTAAGGGGCGTCCAAAGCATAGACTAGATCGACAATCGCATCCGACGCATTGGCCGCCGCGAAATCCCCCGCAACCCCGGTCGGGATATAGCCAAGGTTGTCCCAAGACCACGACGCATTCGCCACCTTCGTGTGGTTCAGAAACCCGCGCGGCTTGTCCTGCCCGTCGCCACTGATGAACGCCTGCGCCTCGGCCCGCGCAAACCGGTCCGCGATGCGCGACGCCAACCATCCCTCGATATCGAACGCGCTGTCATCCAACAGCCGCTGGCTCGCCTTCGGCATCGCCGACAATTCGTGCAGCGGAATGGTGATCCGGTCGATCAGCGGCGTCGTAGTCTCCGATTGCGGCCCCGCCTCGCTGGCCCAACCCGTGCCCAGATCGCTGTGATCCACGAGCACGTCGAACGATGTCGCCTCGACCGTCACCACCGACGCAACCTGCCGGATCGACGCCGTGGCATGCAGCACGCCGCGAATGGCCTCCGACGTCGCCGGATCGACTAGATAGCCGCCCTCGGCGGATACGGCGGTGCTCAGGCCCTTGCCCTCCAGACGCAGGCCGCGCAGGCCGTCATCATCGCCCGAACGCAGATAGGCGCCAAAGGCGGCCAGATGCGGGGCATGCGCGCCGCCCTCGGCACCGGTTGAAAGCGGGTGGCGCTGTGCGCCCGTGGCAGTCTTGCGATCCAGCATGGTCAGTCGCTCTTCCTGTTGTTGCAGCTTGAAATTGATCTCGCCCCGAAAGGCATCGAACGCGCTCAGAAACCCGGTCACGGCGGTTTTCACCTCTGCCGCGCCGGGGTGCAGCGGCAGGCGAGGATCGGGCATGCCCTGCCCGCCCGCGGCCTTCGCCTCGGTCTTGCTCATCTGGTCATCCTCTGGTCAGATTTGGCCTCAGCCCTGCGCAATCCGCGCCGTGGCTTCGGTGAATGTGGCGGCCAGCGCGCGCAACAACGCCGCCTCGTCCCCCTCGCGCGCGTCGTCCACGGCCTTTGCCGAAACCCGCGCCTGCGGCAGCATCGGAAAGGTGACTAGCGACACCTCCCAAAGCTCCACCTCGATCAGGCGGCGCCCGCCGCCCGCAACCCGCTCGGCCCGCTTGGTGCGATATCCGATGGACAGGCCATCAAGTGCGCCCGCCCCGATCAGCGCCAAGGCCTCGCGGCCCCGCGCCACATCGGCCAGAATGCGCCCCCGCACCCAAAGGCCGCGGGCATCCTCGCGCACCTCGTCCCACACGCCGATCGGCTGCGCCGGATCATGCTGCCACAGCATCTTGACCCGCCGCCCCGACGCCACCAGTGCCGCCAGCGACGCCGCATAAGCCCCCGCCACCACCACATCGCCACCCTGATCCGGCGCACCGAACAGGCTCGCATATCCGGCAATGCTCGCATCCGCCGCCAGCATCAACCCAGCCTCGGGGCGGTGATACTTGTGCTCCAGCCCCGCCCCTTCGGGAAAACCCCCTGCTCCGCTCATCGCGTCTCCTTTCCCATGGAATTCCTGCTCATGGCCCGAACCCCGCCAAAATCTGTGGCAATAGCTGCGACAGCACGATGGTGGCGACCCCGTAAACCGTCAGCCACAACCGCCGCTCCAACCGGTCGAGCGCCTTGTCGATATGGCCAAGCCGCCGCTCCAGCGCGGCCCAGCGTTCCTCGGCCACCCGCTCGTTCGCGTCGATCCGCGCATGCGCCGCATCGAAACTGTCGTAAAGATAGCGCGAGCCGCCAACCTCGCGCCGCCCGGTCATTCCTCCTCCGACAGCTTCGGCAAGCCCAGGATCGCGCGCTTTTCCGCCTCGGTCAGAAACGCGGCCTCGCCCACGCGCCGCCATTGCTGGTCACGCTCTGCCGCCAACGCCGGCACCTGATCGGGATCGGGGCGCAGATCGACCGTCTCGCCGGTAAACCCCCCCAGCCAATGCGCCAGCGCCGCCGTTACCCTTGCTGCCAACGGCAACACCGTCAGCCGGTAGAACGCGCGGTGCGCCTCCTGATAATTGGCATAGGTCGCATCGCCGGGGATCCCCATCAGCATCGGCGGTATCCCGAACGCCACCGCAATCTCGCGCGCCGCCGCCTCCTTGGTCTTCTGGAATTCCATGTCCGAGGGCGAGAATCCCATCGGTTTCCAGTCAAGCCCGCCTTCCAGCAGCATCGGCCGCCCCGCATTGCGCGCGCCCTGATGGTGCATCTCCATCTCGGCCACCAAGCGGTCATACTGGTCGGGCGACAGCACCGCCTGCCCGTCCGCCCCCTTGTAGATGATCGCCCCCGAAGGCCGCGCGGCATTGTCCAGCAAAGCCTTCGACCACCGGCTGGCCGAATTATGCACCTCGATCGCCGTCGCCGCCGCTTCCAGTGGCGACAGCCCGTAGTGATCATCCTGTGGATGATACGACCTTATGTGGCACACCGGCGGCTGCCCATTCTCGGCGGCAACAAATCGATGCTTGCGCGCACCGACCGCATATTCCCAGGCCTCGGGCCAGCCATCCGCGCCGGGGATCACTCGCACCCGGTCCGACCGCAGCACATGCAATTCCACCGGCAATCCTGCAACCGGCCCCGCCACCGCCTCGACATAGGCATTCCCGGTCAAGAGCACCTGCGCATAAAGCGCATCGAGGAAATCCGCGCGCCCCTGCACCGGGTTCGGACGTCGCATCAGCGCCAACACCGGATGCGCCTCATACCGCCGCTCGCAATCTTGCAAGACCAAGGGCAGCGCCGCCGCCGCCTCGGCAATCAACCGCACTGCGCGAAACCCCACGGGATTCCCCTGAAACCCCGCCCGCACCAGCGCGCCCGAATCGCGCCCCGCCCAGACCGGCCGCGCGCCCTGCGCCAGCGCTCCCGGCAAAGTATTCACCCGCCCCGCCGTCAACGGTCCCACGGCAGAGGCCTTGGCCTCCGGCACCGCGCCCGCCTCCGCCTTGCGGCGTAAAAAGTCAAACATCCGAAACGCTCCTGTCCATTGGCCCCGTCCCTGCCGTGCCGGCGGCTCCGGCCCCCGTCGCTGCGGCCCCCGTCGCTGCGGCCCCAGTCACTCTGGTCGCTGCCGCTCCGGCCCCCGTCACTGTGGTCCTTGCCGCTCTGGCCCCTATCGATGCGACCCCTGCCGCCCCCGCCCCCAAAACCCCGGTCACAAACTGCGCACCTGCGGGCGTCGATACATCCGCGCGGGCACGATCATCAGCTCTGCCAAGGCCCAGACCAGCGCATCCACCCGGTCCGGGCTGCCCCCACCCTGAAACCCCGTCAGCGTCATCTGCCCCATCTCCGCCTCCAGCGCCGCCAGCCCCGGACGGTGAAACACCCGCCCCTGTTCATAAAGCGCCGCCACCGGCTCGGCCCGCATCACCTTGCCCTGATGTGCGCGCACATCGCGGTAAGGCACCATCGGGTCGACCTGCTGCACCAGCGTCTTGATCAGATCGCCACCCTGGTTGACCTCGGCCACCATCCGCTCGGCCCCATGCCGATGCACCGCCGCCACCGCCGCGCGCACCCATTCCAGCGGCGACACGCCCTGCACCGTCGCATCCTCCAGCACATAGGCGCGCCAGGTCTCGGGCGGCCCCTCGGTCACCGCCCCCGCCACGATGATCCCGCAGGCGTCCGATTTGCGCCCCCCCGTCACCGGCGGGTCCACCGCCACCACGATCCGGCTCAGCGCCGGCACCTCACGCACCCGCGCGGCATCAAGCATCGCCCCGCTCCACAGCGCGCCCTCCGCATCCTCCAAAAGCACGCCGTCAAGCTCCTGCATCCCCAGCCGCGTGCCCGCATATCGCGCCCGAACTTCCTCCAGAAACGACGGTGCAAGCCAGGCCCGGTTGGCCTCGGTCGGCGCGCGAGTCACAACCGTGGACGCAAGCTTCAGCAAATCCTTCAACACTCCCACATTGCGCGGCGTGGTGGTGACAATCTGGCGCGGGCAATCGCCCAACCGCAGCGCGAATTGCAGCATGTCCCAGGCCTCGCGTCCCCGCTTCCACTTCGCCAACTCATCGACCCAGGCCGCATCGAACTGCGGCCCGCGCAGGTTCTCGGGTTCCTGCGCCGAAAACGCCTGCGCCACCGCCCCGTTCGGCCAGACCAACCGACGCCGCGTCGCCTCCCATTTCGGGCGCCGGTCCGGCGGACTGCACGCCAGAATCCCGCTCGGCCCCATCACCATGACTTCAAGCACCTGATCGAACGTCTCGCCCACCAGCGCCACGCTGCGGCACCGCCCCGGCTCATCCGGCGTCCCGCCTTCAACCTGCGCACGCACCCATTCGGCCCCGGCCCGCGTTTTCCCGGCACCGCGCCCGCCCATGCAGACCCAGGACCGCCACGCCCCCTCGGGGGCCAACTGATGCGGCAAGGCCCAGAATTCGAAGAGCCACGGCAAAGCCACCAGGCCCGCGTCACTCAAACCCGCCAGAAACGCCGCCTGCATCTCTGGCGTTTCGGAGGCGAGCCAACCTGCGCCCGATTTCATCGCGAGCCGCGGCAAGATCAAGCGCCGCGTGCGAAACGCCGCCACCCCCGGCATCGCCGGTTTCATGTCCAAGTTTTGCAACTGCCTGCCTTTCCATAAGGGCCAGCGTCAACGCCTTGCGCACCTGGGCAAGGGCCACCGGCAATTCGGCAACCTTGTCGGTCTCGCCCGCTTCCAGCTTGCCCAGGGCCAGGGCCAGGGCACGCGCGGACGAATGAAAAAGCTGCTCTGTCGCCGCAATCAGATCCTGTTGCGGCCCCTCCCCATCCGGGGGTTTCTTTTGCGTCATCCGAGAAAGCCCGCACTTCCTGCGCCAACCCGGTCGCGTCGGCCCAGTGCCGCCCCAACCTGCCGGCACGAAAAAGGCGGCAGTGGTTTCCCACGCCGCCTTGCACACCTCTATCAGTATGTCACATCTCTACTTTGGACCGCACGCCGAGTCAAGAACAAAATTCCCAAAAATCGCCGTTCTGTAGATTAATGTTCTGTTAACCGGTCAAATCATTGCGCCTCCCGCGCCGCCTCGATCTCGCGCCACCGCGCCACGTTGCGGTTGTGATCGGCCAGCGTCACGGCAAAGGCATGGCCCCCCGTCCCATCCGCCACGAAAAAGATATAGGGCGTATCGTCGGGGTTCAGCGCCGCCTCAATGCTCGCCCGCCCGGGGTTCGCAATGGGCGACGGCGGCAAACCATCAATCACATAGGTGTTGAACGGCGTAGCCGCGCGCAACTCGCTTTGCCGCAACCCGCGCCCCAGCGTGCCCTGCCCCAGCGTGATCCCGTAAATCACCGTCGGGTCGGTCTGCAACCGCATCGGCGCGCGCAACCGGTTCACGAACACCCCCGCCACCTGACGGCGCTCATCCGCGACCGCGGTTTCCTTCTCGACGATCGAGGCGAGGATCATCGCTTCTTCCGGGCTGGCCAGCGGCAAACCCTCGGCCCGCGTCTGCCACAGCTCTTCCAGAATGGCTGCCTGCCGCGCCTGCATCTCGGCCAGCAGCACGGCCCGGTCCGCCCCGGGGCGCACCTCATAACTGTCGGGAGAAAGGCTGCCCTCGGGCGGCAATTCCGCAATTTCGCCG